CCCCGGCCACGACGAGCGACAGCTCGTCCATGCCCGCCCGGATCATCGCCTCCTCGGCGCCCGCCTTGAGCTCTTCGGGGGTCAGTTCGGCGCGCTTGGCCCACTCGCGCCGCTCGAAACCGACCGACACGTCACGCAGCACCGGGCCACGGCTGGTCGCATCCTTGGCCAGGAGGCGCATCGCCCGCTCGGCGTGCTCGTCGTCGGCCAGGAACTCCATCAGCACCTCGACCCCTGGAGGGCCGTCGGGCGTCTGACGCCAGTCGACGCCCGCGCCGAGCACGTGGTTGAGCGAGTACCAGTCGTGCCCGTACAACACGACGGGCAGCTTCTCGCGCAACGCTTCGTCGAACACGCCCGGCCGCCACAGGGTGCCGTAGGTGTCGACCGTGTTGTAGGTGACGGCGGTCGCCCACTTCTGGCGGCCACCCGAGCCGGGCACGTCGCGGAACTCGCCGCGGAAGATGCGGCGCTCGATCGTCGGGGCGGTCTTGGGGCTCATGCGGCACCTTCCAGGGCTCGTCGGAATCGCAACTCGTCGAAGTCGCCGGCAGCCACCAGGCGCAACGCCACGGCGGCCGAGCGGTGCTCGACGGTCGGGGTGGAGCGGTTCAGCGCCTCGACGGCTTCCTCGGGGGTGAGGAAGGCCACCGTGCAGCGACAGTTCACGGTGTTCTTGGCCCGCCCCGAGGGGTCGCCGGGGTAGGCCAAGGTGTCGCCGCCGACCTCGAAGGCCGCGCCGATCGGCACCACCTGACCGTCGACGGACGCGTGCGCCGAACGGGTGCGCCCGTCGCGGGTGGCGATCCACTCCTGGGCGGCGACGACATCGGCAGGTAGCGTCGCCGCGCCGAGGCTCGCCGCCCCGTTGTAGGCCGAGACGACTTCGGTGCGGGCAATGGTGACGGCCCGGCTGCTCGACGCCTGGGCGAACACGGTACGCACCCGGGCGGCGATCTCGTCGATCCCCTCCCCTGCCGCCACGCCCTCGTTGAGCGCTGCCTGGATCGCCTCGTAGGTGGTGGCCGTCACCTGCCCGGCGAGCTGGTTGGCGCGGGCCTCGACGAACTCCTGCACCCATTCGGCCGACACGTCGAAGGCCACCCCGAACGCAGCGGCCAGCCGGGCCAGCCCGGCAGCGACGGTCTCCTCGTACAGGTCGACGGCGACCTGGCTGGTCTCGGCCGTCCAGAACTCGCGCGTGAAGATCGCCTCAGCGTCGGCCGGTTCCCCGGCGCGGCCCTCCAGCGGTCGCCCGTCGGCCCCGTGGCCGAGCGCCTGTCGGCCCCGCTTGCCCGTCAGGCGGTCGATCACGGCCTGCTCCTGGCGGGTGAACAGACGACGCCAGGAACGCTCCCAGCGCCTCTCCAGGCCGGTCACCACGGCATCGGCCGCCCGCCAGATACGGGTGCGGCGAGCCTCGACCTCCTCGGGGGTCGGGACGCGGTGCTCGCGCCGGTCGCGCTCGGGCGGGTCCTGCTCGCCTTCTTCGTCGTCGTCCCCGTCGGCGGGCGGCTCGACGGCGGGCGGCTGGGTCGGGGCGGGGGGCAACGCCGGGGTGCGCTCGTCGAGGCCGTCGATCGGCTCCAGCTCGACCTCGCCGCGCACCTCGTTGGGCAGGATGATGCCCTCACGCACGGCGGTGAGCACGTCGGAGCCCGACAGGCTCCAGCGGGGCCGCTTCAACGCCCGCACGCCACGCAGGTCGAACCAGCCCACCTCGTCGCCCAACCGCGGGGCGAGCTGCATGTTGATGTCGTCCTGCAGGTCGATCAGGTCGGGCAGGATCGTGTTCTCCCAGAAATCGTAGTCCTCCTGGGTGGCATTGTCGAAGGTGCGCCCGGAGGCGTCGAGCTTGGACCACGGCACACCCAGGGCGATGGCCAGCTCACGTGTCGCCTCCTTGCGGGTCTCCACCAGCCGGGCGTCCTTGGTGGACAGGCCGAGCACCTTCACGTCGATCGAGTCGCCCACCGGGCCGTCGCCATCGTCGCCCACCTCGTTGAGCGCCACCCGCCCGGCGTTGTCCACCCCGGCGAACTCGTTGCCCCAGTTCTGCAAGAACTTGCGGCGGCTCGCCTCGTCAGGGAATGCGGTCGTGGTGACGATCGCCGCAGGCACCGCGTTGTTGCGCAGGAAGCCGATCCCGTAGCGGTCGCACAGGTTGATCAGCGACAGGTCGAAGCGACCCACCTGAAACGCGCTCTCGGCCTGGCGGAAGTCGTTGCCCGACGGCTCCCAGCCGTAGAACACCTCGTCGGGCTTGAGCCGCACCGGGTCGTGCGCCGGGCCGTACTCGAACAGCCGGAACCATTCGACACCCGACTGGGTCGGATGCACCCGTAGGCTGCCCGCGGCCAGCGGCCAGAACGCCACCGGACGGTCGCGGTCGTCGACCTCGATCTCCCAGGCGAAACGCCCGGCGACGATGCGCTGTGCATGGGTCCAGCGCAGCAGCTTCTTGGCGCTGAGCTTGGGGGCCGGGCCACCGGGCGGCGGGCCGAGCAGGCGGGCCAGCGGCGCCGACTCGTCGATCGTCTTGTGATCCCCCATCCGTCGCCCGACCACGAACGGCGGCGTGCTGCCCGCGTTGGCGCGCAGCTGCACGCAGCGGTAGCCGACCACGTTCATCGCGTAGCCGTAGCGGAAGGCCTGGGCGGCGTCCCACTCGGGCACCATCGGCAGCGTCGGGCTGACGAACTGCGCCGGGATGGTGGCGCCCCGCGGGTCACGCACCTCCAGACGGCGGCGGTCCCGCACGGGCACCAGTTCGCCGTTGGGCAGGATCAGATCGGTGCCGCTCATCGCGCCCGCCATCGTGGCCCCGCAGTGTTGAGCGTCACGCGGCCGACGTGCCCACGATGGAACGGCGGCGACCCCGCTTCGGCGTGTCGACCAGCAGGTCGGTCAGCGCCCACACGAGAGCGTCCATCCGGTTCGGCGACCACCTCGCCCCCGCCCCCCACGTGGTCAGCTCCTGCTCCAGCTCGGCGAACACCCCGGCATGGAACACCCTGGAAGTGGCCCACGTCTCGGGATCGTCAGGGCGCCCGTACAGGGCGGCGACAGGTTCGGCCCGCACCCGCTTGCCCCTGCTCGCCGACACCAGCCGGAACTCGGCCCGACGCCCATCGCCGCATTGCACCGTCGCCACCCGCCCGTTGGGGGTGGTGCGCCACGACGTGGCCACGATCCTGGCACCCCAGCGGCGCTCCAACGCACCCGACACCACTTCGACGACCATGTCGCCGCCGTAGTTGACCTCGGCGACGAAAGCGTCGGCCTGCCAGGCGTCGAAGGATTCGGCGGCCGTGTCACCCCAGCCCCGTGGCGGCAGGGTGACCGTAGCGTCGTCGAGGACCCAGCCCCGGCCCAACGTGTCGCGGGCGGCGACGACGATCCCCTGGGCGTCGTTGTCCGGGCCGGAGCCACCCGACGGGTCGATGGCGACCACCACCTGGTCGAGCAGGTCGGGCACGTCGGCTTCGGCGCGGCGCACCCCGGCGAGCTGCCCGGCGACCCACAGCGCCCCCTCGCGGGCGTCGACCTCGTGCTGGGCTTCGGCCAGGAATGCGGGCAGCCCCCAGTCGTCGATCTTGGCCTGCACACGTTCGAGCGACTGGCCGGGCCAGGTGCAGACCCCGGCCACCACCACGTCACGCCCGGAGCCGTCGGGCTGCACCTCGTGGCGGGTGACGAGCCCTTCGACGGCAGGCACAGGACCGGACACCTGGCGGCGGGCGAGGAAGCGGGCCCGGCCGTCGGCGAGGCGGGCGAACACCCCGTCGCGGTGGATCAGGTTCTGGATGGCGATCACCCGCAGGTCGGGCGCACCGGCGGGCAGCAACTTGAGGGTGATCGCGTCGATCTTGCGGGCGACCAGTCGGGGCGAGTCGTCGTGGGCGTCGATGTCGTCGAGCACGATCAGGTCGGGGCGCTGGTCCTCCAGCTTGACGCCTCGGGCGGCGGTGTCGAGTCCGAGGGCGTCGACGGTGAAGCCGGTGGCGGTGCGCACCCGGTTGCGCCGCCAGCCCTTGGAGTTACCGAACTTGCCGATCAGGCGGTCGGCCATCTC